TCTCAGGTGCAGGAATTGTTAACTTCGGTAACTTGACTAAAACATCGGCAAGTTCTGCATTGGACAGGATCAACGTTTCAAGATTGGCAGTGTATCTAAGAACACAACTAGATGCAATCGCTAAACCCTTCATCTTCGAACCAAATGATGAACTTACAAGAAACGAGATCAAAGGTGCAATAGAATCATTCTTGTTAGAATTAACAGGTCAGAGAGCATTGTTTGACTTCCTAGTAGTTTGTGATGACACAAACAACACACCTACAAGGATTGACAGAAATGAACTGTACGTAGATATAGCAATTGAGCCGATCAAGTCAGTTGAATTTATTTACATACCGTTGAGAATCAAAAACACAGGAGAAATTGCAAAGTTAGGGAACTAATTTTGAATAAATAGGAGAAACAGATGGCAATATCAACTTTATCAAAATTTACAGTACCAATAGCAAACGATCAGAGTTCGGCATCACAGGGTTTATTGATGCCAAAACTACAGTATCGTTTTAGAGCGATCCTGGAGAATTTTGGAGTATCAACACCGAGATCAGAACTTACAAAACAAGTTATTGATATCACAAGACCTAACTTGACTTTTGACAACGTGACACTAGATGTGTACAACTCAAAAGTTTATGTTGCAGGTAAACACACTTGGGACGCAATCACAATCCAATTAAGAGATGATGTAAACAACTCAGTTACCAAACTGGTTGGTGAGCAGATACAGAAACAGTTTGATTTCTTTGAACAGAGTTCAGCGGCATCAGGCATTGACTACAAATTCACAACTAGAATTGAAATGTTGGACGGTGGTAATGGAGCGAGCACACCAAATGTGTTAGAGACGTGGGAATTATACGGAGCATATGTTGAGAACGTGAACTACAACTCGTTGGCATACGCTACTTCAGATCCGGCAACAATCACGATGCAGATCAGATACGACAACGCGATCCAAACTCCAACAGGAACAGGAATTGGAACAGCAGTGGCTAGAACGATCGGTACTCTAAGTACAGGTGGTGGACAGTAATACAAAAAATTAAGTTAGCAATTATAAGCAAAAAAGCGTCTTTATAGGCGCTTTTTTTGTGACTATAAATAACACTATGCCAAGCATAAACAATTTCCTAAAAGGTTTCCAGGACGGATTACCGGGTATGAAAGACTACCAACACGCATCAAGATTGTACATAGATGACAATTTCAAGTTGATGCCGAAACAGAAATTCCTGTTCCACGTGGTGTTCAACACCGACGAGTCATTGTTCGAAGGTGGAGCGAAATTGAACTCAGACGAGAGGCTCCAACTGAACATGTTGGTCAAGCAGTGTGACCTGCCCAAGTACAACATGAGCTACGAGGAAAAGACACAGTACAACAAGAAAATGTACAATGCCACAAGGATAGCGTACGAGCCCGTTAACATCACATTCCACGACGACCACGCAGACACAGTCAACGCATTCTGGAAGAAATACTACGAGTACAACATAGCAGACTCGGTCAACATGAACAACGATCTAACGATCTCAAAAACCAAAGATGATTACTACGACTATGGGGCCAAGGCAAGGCCAACTACAAAGTTTGGTATGGACACACCTAGACAGAGAAGTAAACCTTACCTCAAGGGCATAGAGATTTTCGTGCTACACAAAAAACGTTTCACATCAATGACTCTTGTCAATCCCGTGATAGGATCATTCTCACACGACAACCTAGACCAAGCAGACGGTACGGGTGTGATGAGCAACACCATGCAGATACTATACGAGACAGTGATCTACAAGTCAGGGATAATCAACAAGAACAACGTGCCTGGTTTTGCCACAGTCAACTACGACAATTCACCTAGTCCACTGACCGTACTGGGTGGAGGAACCAACAGCATATTTGGTCCGGGCGGCGTAGTGGACGGTGTGGGATCCGTGATCAGGAACGTGCAATCAGGTAACATCTTGGGTGCAATACTGTCAGCATCAAACACTTACAACAACGCCAAGAAGATCAAGAAGTCAGATGTCAAAGAAGAATTGAAAGGCATAGCCAAAGAAGGTGTATTAGCCGTCGGCAAGCAGGCAGGATCAATAACCAATCCTGTAGCACAGTTCTCAGTTGGTGCGGCGGTAGTGGGTTTGACTGCACTTGCTTCGGCAAGGGGCACAGCAGACAACAATAACCAAGCCAACAACACAGTCATAACGAATAGCACAGTGGACACGGTAAACTTCCTAGGTGCAGATGAATCTTTCAACCTTGTGTCAAACGATGAGAATGTACGAGATGAGATAGCGGCATCATTATACTTCAGAGATATAGGTTCACGTAAAGGCCTCACAATATCCCAGTCTAACATAGAGTATGAAGCATCGTCTACAAACACAAAAAACGTTTATACCAGTAAGGCAATAACAGATACAAGAAAATTAGTCACAGAAGGTTACATCAAAATAGAGAGATCCTCACAAGACGTTGAGATAGCAACAGAGAAAGCGACAATATAATGGCCGAATTCTACACAAACTTACCACAAAAGGACAAGGACGAGTTGCAGAAGACCGTGACCAAACTGACCACCACTGCCTATGAAACCGACTACCAATTTAACGTGGGTGAATATGACAGCACCATAGCGTTCTTCGTCAAACGTGACTTCTCTAGATCGGCGGCGGAGTCAACAGCGTATGCAATACTGGCCCAGGCCAAGATAGACAACATCAAACCACAAGAGATACTGGATCGGTTGACATATGCCACACCGACACTGTTGTCTGAATTGATCACTATAATATTAAACGCCAACAGATACAAGTCAAGTAGGCTGGGTGTGAGGAAAACACTGGCCACCAAAGAGACAGTATCCAGAAACATCATAGACTAATGTTACCAAGATTTGCTAGGGGCAAGTTCTCTCCCAAGAACGCGGAGAAGTATGTGGGCACCAAAACACCGACATACAGGTCAAGTTGGGAACATTCTTTCATGAGACTGTGTGACGAACATCCAAACGTGTATCAATGGGCCTCTGAGTCAATCAAGATACCGTACAGGCATCCATTTACAGGCAAGTACACGGTGTACGTGCCTGACTTCTTCATAGTGTACCAAGACAAGGAAGGTCGTAAACACGCCGAGATGGTTGAAGTCAAACCCATGAGCCAGACCACGATGGAGGCCGCCGGCAAGAGCATGGCCAAGAAGAAACAAGTCGTCATCAATATGGCCAAGTGGGAGGCCGCAAACGCATACGCCAAACAGAGAAAAATAAGATTCAGGGTGGTGTCAGAAGAACAGTTGTTCCACAACGGCAAACGTAAGTAAATACGACAATGACAAAGAAATTAGAAGACATCCTTAATTTACCAAATGTCAAAGAGGCATTCAAAGAGGTGGACAAGAAGGAAAAAGACAATAAGATCAAGGAGGCAAATGGACAACACGCTTCCGCCAAGAATCTAGATCCACAGACACAGAAGAATCTACAGAAAAGTTATGCGGAATTTGACAAGGTTGCGGCCGCACTGCCACAGGTAAAAGGTCTAGGCGAATTAAGTGATCTTGAACTGGACAAACTGGCCATAGAAGCGGAAGAAAGTTACAAGAACCTGATGGATTTAGGCATGAACGTTGACTCCAGATATTCAGGACGTATATTCGAAGTTGCGGGCAATTTCCTAAGGAACGCCATAGACGCCAAAAGCGGCAAAATTGACAAGAAACTTAAAATGATCGAATTACAACTAAAAAAGCAGAAGTTAGATCAGGGCAACAAAGACGGTGGTCCAGTGGAAGAAAGCGACGGATTCGTCATATCAGATCGTAACGAATTAATGAAGAAACTACTTAAAAAAGACTAAATATTGCATATGAGCACGTTTAAAGACTACCTAACAGAATCAACTAAGTCATATGACTACAAAATTAAGATCGCAGGGGCATCTAAAGATATTGACAAGAATGCTTTAGAAACAGCACTGCAAAAATTTGATCTTGCCAGCATGTCAGCAGGTAAGACCACACCTATTATGACACTGCCACTTGATTTTCCTGCCTTAAGCAATGAGCAGGTAACAATCTTTGATGTGACAACGAATTATCCAGAGTCACCAAGAGTGATGCATGAATACCTTT